AACAGTATCAGAGCACAAGATGATGGATTCTCTTTATCTACGAACAACACAAACGATAAGGATTTACGATGTATACCGACAAAGATTACAAAACAAAAAAACAGCTTAAAGAGGACTTCAAAAGCGGAACTAAGATTCGTGTACATCAACCGAATGCAGACGTAACAGGGTTTCCTTTTCGTCCTTCAAATTGCTCCACTACAATCGAAGGGCCACATTACCCAAAGCCTCACAAGTGGTACGCAAGCGTTTCGGTAGACTCAGACGGCTATATCGAAAAAATTAAAGGATAAAGGATAAAAGAAGTGTCTAAAAAAGATGGAGAAGGTCTTGTTGATATTGTTGTTGGTTTAGCTTGGTTCGGAGTAGCGTTTATCTTCCTTGTTTGTCTTAGTATGCTCGGGTCGTAAGGGTACAAAAAATAATACGTTCAGTTGTTACCCAGGTATACCAACAAAGGTATACCTGGGTTTTTTTACTACATTTCTTTTTTTTAACTCAAGATGGTGGCCGGTAACTAAAGTTGGTGGCCGGTCTAATAACTTTTTCCAAAATAAAAAGGAAGGAAATGAGATACCCAAACGAACAGGAAGATTGGTCTTTTAGACCATTATATGCACCTGAACCATACACGTTTGAAGTAGAAGAAATAATATATCGTGAGATATTTAGATTCGATTACTCCGGTATATTTAAATGGACAATCACAAATATATATATCGTAGATACTGACAGCGAAGAGAGTGCGGAGAATATTATTAGGAATATGTATTTCGGTGAAATAATTCCTGATAGAAGTAAAGAAAAGAAGTCATACGAATACGTTATCCCTAACCCACAACTTTTTTACCAAAACTATTCTTACTCCAAAAGCTTTAAGGCCAAAAATAGTTGTTATTTAGCTACCCTTAACGGAGTAGTGTATGAAGACGTCCCATGTTACGCGTGCAAAGAAGAAATAAATATATACTCAAAACAGATAGGGACAAACGACTATGGATTCTAATGAACTATACAAACAATCTTTAAGGGTATTACACGAAGCGCATCTCGTATTAGATAAAATACTAGATATACATAGTCATCAGGTAGAGCTAAATAGTCATCAGGTAAAAGTAAATAAAATAGTGATGAATCGACTCGATAACTTATCTAAAAATATGAAACTCCTAAAAAATAATAATGACCAATTTAAACAAAAAGATTCTTTGAACTAAGAAAGTTAATATGAGATTTAAAGTTTCCTACACAATTTATCAAGAAGTAGAACTTGAAGCTGACAATGAAGTAGATGCTGAGGATATAGCAAATGACCTATTCTCCCCACTTCTTGATCCTAATTCAGCATGTACAGAAGAAATTTTCACAGAGAAAGTAGAGTACAAAGATGGACTTTGAAAAAGAAGAAGGCTACCTGGCCTATGGCCCCGTATCTACTGCCGATTCCTTATGCAATCCAGACTACACTCGTGATTGGATTAAAGCCTGGAATGGTGGGGAAAATAATGACCAATTCTACAGCTCAAGATTTAAACGGATACTTGCCTCTGCATATAAGACTAATCTTATTGTAGTTCGGAATATCTACAAAGATTACAAGCTGCATAAACGTACTCCAAATTGGTGCAACATAATGGACTACGTTATGTCTGTTCGAATGCTCGGAAAAGAATATAGAAATAGTAAAAAATAGTTATAGACCAATAAAAAGGTAAGGGAATGACTAAAATAAAACTATGGTTTCAGCCTGGTACAAGGAACTCTAAAACAGGCAACATACCTACAGCTTGTGTCGGTCAATCAATAAAACAAACAAAACAATCTTGTACTGGCTGTGCATTGTTCCGTCCAAACAAGAAGATAAAAGATACAAGAGAGTTTAAATGCTACGCATGGAGCGGTACTGTTAAATTGTCCACTGGAGCTGCTTATCTTTCCGCTACAAATGGCAAGTCTCATACCACTATGGTAGGAACTAAAGCTACAAAGAACGGTGGAAGATACACACTTGAATATGCACTTAAAAATAGAAGTCATAGATCTAAATATTTTAGAGTGTCCTCTATTGGTGACCCAGCAAGAGCTGACAGAAAAGAACTTAACTCTACAATAAAACGTATACGCAAAGAACCACTAGATATTATTGGGTACACTCACTTCTGGAAAGACTGGAACAATAGAGGATTAAAGAATAGCTTAATGGCTTCATGTGACAATATAGATCAAGCTGACGAAGCTATTAATAAAGGTTTTATCCCAGCTGCTATAATCCCTGAAGATACACCAAAGAATAAAAACAACATCTATTACACCTCTAAAGGTACAGCATTACTTGCCTGTATGAATCAAACACAGAAAATTAAAGGAGTTGAGGAACCGATTCAATGCAACGAATGTGGGCTCTGTTCTGTAAACCATAAAATATGGTCTGTAGAAAAACAGAAAATTAAAGGTATTGGTTTCTTTAATCACTAATGAGTACTTCTGGAAATGACCCTATTAAACTACCAGTACTTACAGCCGCTGAAGCTGCAAGATTTGTTGGTAAAAGTACATCCTGGATTAGAAGAGTAACAGCCAGAGGAGACATTAAAGATGTAATAGAAACTCCACTTGGTAGACTCTATAACACTAATTCATTAATTGAATGGGCAGAAAAGAAGCGGAAAATAGGAAGACCAAAGAAGAAAAGAAGTAAGAAGAAGATACAAAATAAGACTTAACTCATTTTCCTTTCCTTTATCCCTACGGTATATCTATACCGTAGGGTTTTTTTACTCAAGATGGTGGCCGTTTAATTAACTCAAGCTAGTGGCCGGATCATTAAATTTATAAAATGAGAGAACTTAGACCCTACCAAAAAGACATATTGGAATATATGAATAGTGTATACTCCCCTGTTCTTTGGGTTGAAATGAGACTCGGTAAAACACTGTGTGTTATTAGGTATGCCAACCAACCTAATGTTAAGTTTAAACATATACTCGTTGTCGCTCCAAGCTCTGCCCTCGGTAGTTGGCAGAGAGAATTAGACGTAGAAAATGAATCGTGGACTCGTGTTCTTGGAAACAGAAAGAAGAAAGTTAAAACACTTACAGATCAATTCTCTTCTGATAGCACAAGATGGACACTGGTCAATAAAGAGATTCATAGGTCCTGTGGAATAATAGGACAATTACCTTGGGATCTTGTTGTATTAGATGAAAGTGCTTCTTGTATCAGGTATCCAGACACTCAAATAACTAAATACTTTTTAACTAACTTTAATAATACTAAGAAAAGAATAGTAATGGCTGGCCGTCCAGATCCACAAAATAGATTGTTGGACTACTGGCCTCAAATAGCATTTGCCAATAACGGTTCTTGGATGGGCTGTACTAACTTTTGGCAATGGCGACAACGATACTTTTACGAAATAGGATATGACTGGAGACCTAAACGTGGTGTCGCTGTAAAAATTAAAAATGAAATTAGTCGTCGTGCTTGTGTCCTACGTCGAGAACATGTGAATCTTGACGTACCTAAAATATATCAAAACAGGCACTTTAATCTATCCGGACAAGCACGTCGACTTTACAAAGAAGCTGACGAAGAATTCCAAATAACATTAACGCCAGCAGGCCCTTATAGCACAGGAGAAGTAAAGGTTACCCAATGGCAAATTGTAAAGTACGGATGGTTAAGACAAATAGCAGGAGGAATGTTTGATAAAAAGGTTATAGATAAATCAAAACTTAATGGCCTTAAAGACCTATTAGAAGGAGAGCTATCTGAAGAGAGTGTTGTAGTTTGGTTTTGTTATAACAACGAACTACACGCTGCAAAAGATATGTTAGGAAAAGAAGTTGTATGGGTCGAGGGCTCTATAAGTATGGAGGAAAGAGAACGTAGATTCGAATCATTTAGACAGGGTAAAAAACGTATACTGCTCTGTCAAATCAAGATAGCTGAAACAGGCATTGAACTGGGTAAAGCTAATACAGCAATTTATTATTCCTTACCAACGAGCTCTCTAGCTTGGAGTCAATCACAAGATAGAATACTTGGTGATTTGACAAAGAAAGGAGTTTTGATCTTGTCTCTTATAAGTGAAGGTACAATTGACGAAGCTGTATATGAAGCTCTTCAATCTAAAGATCAACATGGAATTGCCTTTCTTGATAAAGTATTCGAAATACTTCGTAAGAAGAGAAGAGAACTAATAGAAGGTGTTGAATTAAATGGAATTTCAACATGTATTAACAATAGACCCAGGTAAAACGGCTAGTGGCTGGAGTTACTGGAAAAACCTAACCGAAGAAGAGTTAGTACCATTCGCCACTGGAGTAATAAGAAAAGACGAGTATTGGGAAATAGTAGATAGCTTCCAAAGTCTTTCTCTTAAATTTGATATAGGTATCGTTTTTATAGAGTCACAAGAATATTACCCAAGCAAATCAGTAGCTGTACGTAAGGGCGATATCTTCAAATTGGCTCATGTTACTGGCGCTATAGCTACAGCACTTTACTTGGGCGGATGCCCATGGCCTGTCTTTGTTAAACCTACAGCATGGAAAGGTCAATTAACAAAAAAGGTAGTAAAAGAACGAGTAAGAAGGATTATCTCTAAATACGTAGAAGATAATGCACTACCAGGACAGGAATACACTATAACGCTACGAGATCATGAAACCGATGCTATTGGTATAGGGTTTTTCTTATTAGGGAAATTATCAGGTAACTAATGGCTGATAAATACACTCTTCGACAAGGCGTTACCCAATCAATGCTTCGTGACTTTAAAGATTGTAGAGAACGATATAGATTAAAAATAAATAAATGGCAAAAGAAGGGTCCAAAATCTAAGTACCTTATTTTTGGATCAAGATTCCACGAACTTATGGAGAGTCTTTATAAAGACGTAGCTAGTGGAAAGGGTTGGAACCCATATGGGCTTAATATAAGAGAGCTATTACAAAGATACGACAACGAATGTACATCACAAGAAGATGAGCTCGAGCTTTCAAAGATAGAAGCTACTTGGAAAGGATATACAGATTGGTATCAAAGCATAGATGAAGAACTTGGATTCTGTGCAGTAGAACAAACATTCACTATACCTTCTAAAACACTTAATACTAAAAAACTAAAGACAATTGATAGGTGGATTCCATCACGTAAAGGGAAAATTGATGCTCTTGTATACAAGAAAGGTTTCTGGTTATTTGAAAGTAAAACAAGAAGCCAATTAACAGACGAGACTATGCACCTTGAAGCTTCTTTAGATTTTCAAAGACCATTTTATCTTACCGCTGTTAATCAATTAGTTCGTAGTGAACTTAAAGGAGTAATGGCAAATTACATTAGAAATCCTGGTCTTCGTCCTAGGAAATACGACAAGCCAAGTGATTTCTTTAAACGTATTATTGAAGATATACAAAGTCGTCCAGAACATTATTTTAAAAGACAAGAAGTTATCTATTCAAAACAAGAGATTGGACAATTCTCTAAAGAACTTAATGTTGAGCTAGTTGAATTAGTAAAGTGGCACAAGGACGGAATAACTTATAGAAATACTAACTCTTGTTACGGTAAAGGAAAATGTGAATTCATTGATTTCTGTAGTACTAGAACTTCTGTAGGTTATTCACAAGATAGAATCTTACATGAAGAACTAAAAGAAGGTGGTTTTGATGTCAGCGCAAATCAGAATGTTGAATGGGAAAAAATCAAATCAACCGAAGAAGGATATTCAAAAAACAAATCCAATATTACTTCCGGAAGAGAAACAGAAGGCGATAACTGATCCCTCCCTTTATCACACACTAATATACGGTAATCCTAAAATAGGCAAGACGACCTGGTGCTCCTCTTTTCCTGAAGCAATCTTCTTCATGACAGAGCCAGGAGCTAAAGGTCTTACTATCTTTAATTTTAATGGAGAGAATGGAGGAGTTACTAACTGGGATATTCTTAGACGTGGTGTTGATCTATTAGAAAAAACAGATAGATTTAAAACCGTAGTAATTGATACCGTTGAACGTGCTTACGATCAATGTCTCGAATATGTAAGTAAGAAACTTGGTATTGTTCACCCTGGAGACGTAGACGACTTCGGTAAGTCTTGGAGTGCTGTTAGAAAGGAATTCTCAGGACAGCTTACAAGGCTTATAAACACAGGTAGAGGGATTATATTTACAGCTCATACAAGTAGAGAAGACATAAACCGTAGGTCTGGAGAATCATTTGCTATCATAGAACCAAAGTTAAGCAAGATAGCTAAAACAGAAGTGGGTTCTATTGTTGATAATCAATTTTATGTAAGTCATGCAAAAGATATGAAAGGAAGTGATATACGGATAATTTTTACTTCTCCCGATGAACTTGTCGTTGCAGGTTCAAGACCTATTAACGGCATCACTTTACCCACCATACTTCCATTAACAAAAACTAACGGTTATGAAATGTTTCTTGAAGCAGCTATTGGTAAGTATAAGGGACTTGACCCACAAACTTTAATGGCTGCTCAGGACGCAAGCAATTCAAATAAGAAACTTATCCGATCTGTAAAAAGAAAAGATCAGGAAAATACCACCAACTAATTTTTAATTTAAGAAAGGATCAATTGTGCATCCAGAACTTAATGACCATTTGGAATCTATTAAAAGTAAGTGGTATACCCCAGACGATTCAAACACTAGTGACTATAGAAAAATACCAGACGGGAAGTATAAGTGCCAACTTCATGACGCACAGTTCCAACTCAGTAAAGCAGGTAACTGGATGCTGAGATGGGAACATAAAATTATTGACGGAGAATATGAAGGGGCAACACATAACGAATATCTAACACTTAATATTGCATTCAAAATTACTGAATGCTCAAAGAGGTTTCAACAGTTTGGAATACAACCAGATAGTGAAACCGATTCTTTCTCAATGGCTGTTAATAAATCATTAGAAGATCTTTGTGTACGAGCTCCAACATATACAGCAGAGTTCAGAACAAAACCTAATAAAGACCCAGAGAAAGAAGGTTGGACAAATATCTATATCAATCAGGTTGACGATGGATCTGAATTAAACTTTCCAAGTGAACCTGAGATTCTGTTCCAAATAGGCGATAAGGTATCTACCTATATAGATTCTGAAGATGGATCTGGAAAGACTCAAACAATTGACGGAGTAATTGAATCATTCCAAGTAGATGACGGAGTTAGATCTGCTGTTATCGTTGATAAGAATGACCAACGGTATGGTATTGATCCTTCAAATCTAATGCCCTCTGAAAGCCTAACTAATTCTGAAACAATCACTATCCTCTGTCAGCTTCATGAGATTAGTGGAATAACACTTGAAGATAAAAAAGAAAAACTTTCAAAAATTAATTGGTCTGACAGAGATTTGAAAGATAACGAAAAGTTAATGCTTTCAAAAATCGGAATTGATATCAATTAATCAGGATTAATAATTATCTAGGGTATTTCTTGTAAAATATTCTTAAGGAGATACCCTAGATGTTCACTTCAGCCCGACACAAAGATACTAAACACTACTTTTCGAACTCTTACCCCTAATCCCACCAATGTCGGGCTATGGGTAAATTTTCCGTAACGGAACATTCTTTTATGGAACAGTTAGAAAGAAAAGAGCGTGGAGAAGAACAGCTTATAGTTCTAAAAGAGCCGGTTTTATTTAATACCATACAACAACTTAGTGAGGTAGATCACGAAACAGAACTAAATCTTTCTCAATGGGAAATGCTTGTTTATAGGTCAAAGCAAGCCTTTATGAATGGAAGACTTAACGACTACAAAGAAGACGATATCAAAACGATACTATCTGTTATCGGATATCTAAGTCTTAAAAATACCAAACGATCGACAGCAAAAGAACTGGTCGATATTTGGTTTGATAGAACAGATACAGAGGAATTATATGAAGAGAATATTGAAGATAATATTGAAGAGAAAAAGACAGAATTAGTAGCCCCATTTACTTGGTGTCGTCTTAAACATTTCTTGAACCGTCCACCACCAGAATGGCTGATAGACGATACTCTTGCCAAAAATAGTCTAACAGTACTTTATGGCCCTCCCGCTAGTGGAAAGAGCTTCGTCGCAATAGATTGGGCGTGCTGCATTCAAACAGGCACTCAATGGTCTCTGGCGACCACAGGAGGGACTTCGGAGACTAGCAAGGGGGGAGTGCTCTACATGCTGCTAGAGGGCTCTGGAGGAGCACCTGCGAGGTTTCACGCATGGATGCGAAGAAACCCAAGTTCAGAATTAAATAACCTTATTATCATTGAGTCTCATACCTGGAGTATCGACGATAAATTTAAACGTGGAGGTTACGATTTAGTTGATTTCATTAATTCTTTAAATGAATCTCCAGCATTGATAGTCATTGATACCTTAAGTCATGCACTTATAGGTGGTAATGATAATAGTGCTCAGGATATGCACTTATTCTTGGAAAGCCTTAAGTCGATAATTATATCCTGTAATTGTGCTAACTTGGTAATTCATCATGCCAATAAGGGAGGAGGTCTTAGGGGCACTACCGCTCTTCTTGCAGCGGCAGATACAGTAATAAAAGCTCAAGAAACAGAACTCGGTAACGGTAGATATACTCTTGATTGGGAAAAAATGAAGGATGCCAAGATACCAAACAAGAAAGAGTTCTGGTTAAGAGAGACCTTCTCAGAGACAGGTAGACCGCCCTCTGCTGTCCCATGTAAACATTTAAAAAGTACTGAACAAGAGAAGATCTTACGCTCAATGAGGTGGGGTGTAGTTTATGACACAAGCGAACTCTCACGTAAACTTAAGAAGACATCACAGTCTATGTCTAAACTACTAAATAAGTTAACGGACTCTGGATATATTGAAAAAGTAGGGCATGGCAAGTGGTCGCTGACCTAACATCAACCCAACTTTCAAACCCGAAATGGGGGTTTATATCCTTACGAGAAAACGACTTATGACGTTTTTCGGCAGAATCGCCATCATGTAAGTGCTTGTTACCGCCCAACTTGCGACTATCGCCTTTTTCGACCCATCCCCCCCCCCTTATAAGGGGGGGGAGGGGTCGATAGGCGAATAGCAAGGGAAGCCGTATAGACCTAATTACCCATTACCTTCAGGACTCTAACTCTTTGAATATCATTCCCAGTGTATTTCTTCGAATCAGAATCTTCAGCCTGGAACCTGTACTCCATCAGGCCAGACTCTGGAATACCATCTGGGAATTGATAAGTAGCAGTGCCTTCCGACAGGGTACCACCAGTAGAAGCAACAGAGGACCAAACACCATCATCGAACCGATAGAGAAAAACAGACTGACCAGAGCTGAAATCGAGCACAGCGCCAGTCTCAGCGTTCTTAAAGGTCGTACTGAAGGTTGTATGGTCTCCCTTGGTGAGTGTCTTCTGGGTCATTCTCAGGCTCCTAGGAATACATCCTCGTTTGAGGTGATAGTTATATTGCTATCTCTACTCAAAGTCTTATCCATAAAGGTGTCATTAATAACAGCAGTGTTTAGAAGGGTATCTGTAGTTTGTCCAACTACTAGGATTTCACCAGTTCTCCCAGCCAAACCAACAAAGGTTGTAGAAGCTAACCCAGCAGTAGAACTTAGCGTAACTGTAGCTGATAGCCCGACAAATTCCGCTGTAGCTAATTCAGCGGTAGCAGATAAGCCATCTATATCAGCAGTAGCTTCCAATCCTACAAAAGAAGAAGTAGCTAACCCAGATACAGCTTTGAGTTCAGGCGTGGCGCTTAGGCCATTAAATGTAACTGTAGCTAGGCTAGCTGTTGTAGTTTGTGTAGTAGTAGCTGATAGGCCAGCAGCCGTGGCGGTTGCTATACCAGCTGTAGCATTCAGCTTTGGAGTAGCAGCCAAACCAACGAATGTAGCTGTGGCTAATTCAGCATTAGCTAACAAATCTTGTGCTGCTGTAGCAGCCAAGCCTTCAAATGTAGCAGTAGCTAAACCAGCGGTAGCGCTAAGTTGGGATGTAGCTGCCAATCCCGTAAAAGAAGCAGTGGCCAGGTTAGCTGTAGAGTTAAGTTCAGCAGTAGCTGCTAACCCAGTAAAACTTGCAGTTGCCAAGCTAGCAGGAGTACTAAGCGTGGCTGTAGCTGAGAGACCTGAAAAAGTAGCTGTAGCAAGTTCAGCGGTAGCGTCTTGCCCACTGACAGCATCGTCATTCTGTAAGACAAGGGAGATGACGCCTAAACGAGTTGGCTCAGTGGAATCAACCGTTATGTCATCCCACTCGTCAGTCGATGCATCGGTATTATTACGTTCAAAGACGTAACTAGCTTCATGGGTGGTCGCTGGAGAAGAGCCGTCATTTAACGTGCTAACCGGAGTCCACTCGGAGGCGAAGGTCGCTGGCGCGACGTTCGTAATGGAAAACTCAGAGTCTTCTTTGTCGCCCGAACAGAAGAGAAGCCATTGCTCATTCTCTAAGGCGTTGGTATCTGGTACGTCTTGCGTCTGTATTCGACTGTCCGAGCCCTCGAATCCTCCCTGACCGCTAAATGGGTCGGTCTGATCAACATTTTCGTATGCAGCGTAGTGTATCTTTACTACGTCACCGCCAGAAGCTGGGAAGTTAGTACCACTGGCATCATCGAAATCATATTCAATTGAAAACGCTGCCCCGGCAGTCAAAGAAGCGATATCTGATTCGAGCAAGTAGAAAACAAAGAGAGCGTTTGAATAGGTCCAAGGGTACCCAGTCGTCTCCCCATGTGAATACGTGAACGCGGTATCATCTAGCTTTAGTGTGGGATGGATCTGTCCCGTGGTGCTACCATCGGGGAGTTCAATCTCGTCTGTATTCGGATTGCCGCCTGCGCCGTTATGTTCCACCGTACAAAAGGCCACGACGATTCGATTGCCTCCCGACGCAACGGTAAGCGTAGGCTCCCCGGCTATGTCCTCGTCCCTAGCCCAAGCGTTTATGCGTGATACCGCCACGTGTCATCCTTGTAGGTGTAGCTTTTCCTTGGCGTCAATGGGCGCGGAATAAAACCGACATCCACACGGTCTAACAAGTCGATTGTGTTCTGTGGCCATAACTCTGGCCGTTCGCCAAATGACCAGAAGTCTATCGTCGGATCAGCAGGGAAATCCTCAAGCCATGGTATCGATACGCGAATTCCGAGCGGGAAGCTAAGATCCAAAAGGTTGCCACCCCTTACAGACGTGACGCTAGCCGAAAAGCAGTCAAAGCCTCCGTCATAAGCTTCAAAATAGGTAACAACATCGCCGGGTGAAGGCATTTCTAATCCCCAACAATAATCTTAGACACCTATTAAACTTTGCATTTCTTACCGGGATATTACCTACTAAGCATTAACAGCAACATTACCGAACCCATTACCGGCTACTGTAATGGTCAAGTTTTGACCATTAGTAGTAGTTGAAGTAATATCACAGGAAACAATTGGTATAGAGGCTGCATCAGTATCATTAGCCTGATACACAACCATATTTATAACTGTCTCGCTTTCATCAATGGCAGCAGGCGTAATGACTATAGTTTCAATGTTATCTCCATATTTAACATCACCACTATTAAATTCAATTGTTGGAGTAGTAATGCCAATATCGGTAGCATAAGACTGCCCAGCAGCAGCGCTAGAAGATAAATCATCTAACCTTATGGCTGCTGTTCCAAGTTCAGCAGACGTTGGTGCGGTTGTGTATAGCCTAACTTGATAGGTTCCGTTACTAATATCCAAATCACCGTCAAGGGCAGTTTTAATCGCTTCTGTAAAAAACTTATTCGCCATATCAAATACTCCTAACCACCTGGCTTGTGCTTATTCATGTCGGCAATACCCTGACCAACAAGGTAAGCACCAGCAATAGCTGTAAGTTCCTGGGCTGTCTCTTCAGACAGACCAAACACATCCTTAAGCAAAAGAACAATTGCGGCTGAAATAACTACCCACAATTTCTTACTAGAGTTACGCAAAAAATCCTTCATACCGTTCTCTTCGCACTTCTTACAAGGGCTGAAATAGCTGTAGCACCTATACCGAGAATAGCTGCTAACATCTCCTGCTTGTATTTTATTTCATACGTAGCGCCTTTGAGAGCTTCTCTCTGAGATCCTTTCTCTTCTTCAAGTTGTTTTTCAGTTCTGACAATACCTGATTGCAGTTCTTTAAGCTTTCGCTGAAGACCTGCTGTATCTTTTCCTTCTCTCTCTGAAGACGAGATATCTCTTTTGAGTTCTCTTCTTTTGGCCAGAAGGAAAATTCTCTCCTCTTGGATTGAACTAATTGCCTCATCATGCTTCGTCACTCTTCCCTGAAAAAAGGACGTGCAACCAGTAAAAGTTATTACGCCAATTAAAAGGATTATACGCATTTAGGTAAACCAATTAATTATTAAGGCTGGAAGCGATTATCCCTTTAAGCTCACTTACAACCTGTGTCATTTCTGTTACAGCCTTCATAGAATGACGCTGACATTCATGACTCTCTTTTAATAGATCTTCATATCTCCTAGCAAATGCACACTCCCTTTCCTTCATATGCTTCATAAATAGAGAAAATACAACAAGTAAGGCGACAGCCATTGGCGCATCTTTAACCATTTCTAAGAATATTGCTTCCATGGCTATGATGATAACGTCTTTTCAAATGCTGGATACCAATGCGACCCGTCAAAGAAGAATAATGCTGCTACACCAGGAAATCCACTAGGACCATCTGGAAGATCTACTGACGTTCTGTCATTATCTGGATCTCCAATCTTCTGATCTCCAGTAGTTTCAACTATAACTTTATCACTATCTACGCTTAAGTTCTTGATAGTAACTGAAGTTCCAGCTTTGGCATACTCCGAAAGAATTAACGTAATGTCACCACCAGTTGTATCAACTCCAACTATATTTTCATATATACCAATATTGCTCTTCTCTTCAGAAGAAGATCCGGAATCAATAAGTTTATATTTATCAAAACTAGAGCCCTTCATATCTGTTGCATTGTCCCAATCATCAGATACAAAGTTATCATCTGATGTTACTGAATTATCACCCCATATAACATCTTGATACGCTACTTCACTACTTGAATGATGAGGTGTCCCACAGTTATAAAAGTTATTGCCAGAAAAGAATCTTATCCCAGCAGTGCCACTCTGGGCAGGAGCGCTAGAAATAGAAAATGGAACAATACAATTTAGAAATGTGTTATCTCTAATAGTTCCGGTTTTTAAATCACCACTAATATCAATTCCAGTTTCAGAATAACTAGAACCAGAATAATAAGGAACATCAGATAATGTACCAAAAGTATTGCCGGATAACATCAAATGTGACGTTCTTGCGGTTCCACCCTCGGGTGCCCAACTACGGTTATAATTAAAGTCTTTACCTATGTTATCAACAATAAGGTTATTAGTTATCTTAAACAAATCATGAGTATCAAAAGAGAAGATACCATCGCTTAAGTGTCCAGTAACCTCACTGTTTTGTAGACTCCCGTGATACAAACGATAAAGGTAAAGACCATACTTATCCGAGTTGGTAAATGAAGAGTTATCTATTGATAACGGTCCCCACATACCTGAATATCCATCTGTATCAATATAGACAGCCAAAGAACCACGCCAACAACCATCGACTTTACACCTGGATATCAGAACCTTTTCATTGGTGCCATTCTTACCATTAAAAAGAATCCCACGAGCACCGATATCATCGTAGTCAACGGTATTTGTACCAGTTGAAACTTCACTCGTTATTTCAGAATCAAAGATATTAATGTTACTGAATAGAGAAGTACTAGTAAGTGAAGTAAACTGAATCCCACCAACACCGCCCACCTGGTCTACGATATGAACCGATTTAATCCAAATATCTTTAAGAGTGCTAGTTTCTAGTGTGTTATCTATAGAGACCAAATAACTATCATATTGAGCTGAGGGAATAGTAATATCATCCCCACGACGATCCTTGTTGGGATAAAGAATCGTTAAATTCTTTAGCTCAAAGTTATTTGAGTCCTTAATATGGATCATTCCCTTGTTAGAGAATCTATTACTATCTGACGTATCAATTGAAGAATTGGCACAGATTATAGTCTTTGAAGAACTATCACCCTCAATAGTTATATTATCTCTTTCTATAACTAGAGTAGAAGTAATGTAGTGCTTCCCATTGCTAAGTAATATTTTCCCACCATTAGGGCTGTATGTATTTAAAGCCTGAAGAGATTCATATATTCCACCAGTAGTTGTACCGGTGAGATTTATATATCTAGTATTCCATAAACGGGCAACAGGATATGAACCTGTTACATCACTAGAATATATAATCACAGTATTTGGCGGTGGAGTAAAACCGCGACCGAACCTTCTTGCTCTTATTAATAGTAAGCCCATTATATTGGCGGCAATGGTGGTGTTGGTCTGTATCGTTGAGGATTCATTGACTGCTCAAGCATTCTACGATCTCTTTTTTCAACTCTATAAGCTCTTGCTTCAGCAGCAGACATATTCTTTAAAAGATTCAGTTCTTTAAGCTTTAATTCTCTCTGGTAGTTAATTTTAGACTGACTGGCAATTGGGAAACCAGCAGTTCCAATAATAACATTCTGACCAGGGATTTCACCCATAGCGTATTTGGCTGCTTGTTGTACAGCAATTGGAGCGAACTGAAGACCTGTTGCCCATAGCTGTTTTATAATCTTTGCAAATGGTCCGTCTTCTGCACCAGCAATTGGATTACCCATTGAGTCTTGACCAATCATTCCACTCAAAAATACTCTAGGCAAGATACCCATCTTACCTACTGCATAATGCTGTGGATCATTAAATCCTACCAATGGTTCAGAGAACTGCCGATAGACATCCATGTATTGCCTTCGGCCATCATTATTCATCCATGGAAGAATAACACGACTCTTAATTCCAGTCCTACTATCTATAGCTTCATTATCATTCTCATGTATCCACTTACCTTTCCCAACGCCAGTCTCTTCTCTCGATAGATACCAAGTTCCCATATAGTTCATAAGGCTTCCAAACAAGAAGCCATATGTAGCTGCACGCATATTATATTGCATTGCCCAATGGAATCTCATGTCACCTAACATGACATCTGGAGCAATACTTTTTCCCATGATTGCTGCATTTTTAACACCAGGCATGTTAACGAAAAGATCCCTGGCCATTAACATATTGGACATAGTCCAATCAGGAGCTAATATTGCAAATCTAAGGAAGTTTTTGTGGTCACTATTCAACAACAGTCGTTCCCAAGCCAAACCACCGTAAGCTTGGTTGACAATATTTCCAGCTTCAATATTGATCTTGTTCATTAAGTTCTGATCAAGACTATCAATATTTCTGCCCAACCTCTTGGCCTGCCGAAGCATTTCTGCTTTACGAATATGAGCCCATGAAGAAACCTTAAATGAATTCTGTAGAACTGTCCAAAGGTTCCTATCTGAAAGATCATTCCACCATTTAATCCCTCGTAAAGGGTGTGATGGTAAATCATTGGCATCAAGAGACTCAATCATTGATTTCATGAAGCCATCAAATAGATCATATCCATCATCTGCATCCAGAGTAGCACGACCAAGCTTCACGCCTGATTTGTGCATTTCAGCTATAATATCTGAAGCATCAACACCACCACCATTAACAGCATCATGTGTTCTTTGAATAATCCTGAATACTGCTTCAGTAGCTTTTTCACTACTCATTCCGCCCTTACCAACTCCGCCCTTTAACATTGAATGCCAACCAATGACAGTCATGTCTTTAAAATTTCTAGCGGCAGCAGGTAGTGGCAATAACGCAAAGTTTGAAAGTGTTAGAGCGGTAGCATGAAAGAATGGATTAAGATTAAAGAGACTAGTCTTTGCTAACTTATTAAGCTTATCAATTATCCCAAATGCTTTAGGACCAATAGTTCCTGTATTCTTATTTAAGAAATTCGACCAAGAACTATTGTCAAAAAAACTAAGCATATCCTCGGCAACACTTCTGTGAAAATAGATGCCCTTCCTATGAGAATCTTCTAATTCAAAATATTGATAGTCTAGTGGTTTTGTTCTTTCTTTAAACTTGCTTGCCAATGAATGCCTTGACCCCTTTACTGGATCACCCATGAAATCAAGGACTCTAAAAACTTCACTAAATGAATCTTTTATAACGTTTTTCTTTTCTATAAGTTTTGCGTCATTTCCAAGATATAAAGATTCTAATTCTTCATTAACTTTTTCTGCTCTATTTTTAAGATTTTTAAATTTGGCCTTCCTTTTATCTCCTGCAAAGTCAGCAATATCATCTTGTAGACTAACAAATTTATCCCTAATGGAATTTATCTTAATTTCATTCTTGGACAAGAATGTATTAAGTTCTTCTATTTCTTCTAATGAACGGCCACCAGCTTTACCCCCAAATTTCTTTAGTATATGTTCTTTACCTAATGCGACAGTGCCTCGATCTAAAAGATCGTCTAGTGTTATAACTACCCTAGAAAAATTAGACAATAATTCTTTATCTTCAATACTAGCATCACCAATTTGTTTCTTAGCCCATTTAGATAGATGAGAATCATCTACCGGCATTTTACTAAGACCTTCAAGAAGATGATCTTGTATAGAAAGTTTTCCAATAGATTTTATATACTCAACAATTACATGATCTGCTCTTGATGCAGTAATCTCAAATGGTGCTTTAATGCCTAATGCTTTTTTTTCCGCTAAAAATTCTTCTGCTTCTGCTAGGTTAGTAAAAGTTCTATTTATTGTATGTTTTGAAAACCCACCACTACCACCAACAGCTTTTTTACCAAATATTTCGGATAGAACTTTCGATAGTTCTTCAGAAGAACGTTGACGATCACTAAGTTTTAGTTTGGGGTTCCATACTACTTCTGCTAATTCTTTTGCTTTAGACGTCAACTCAGCGCTAATATTTTTAAAATTATTAAGATAATCTTCTAATACTTTTTTACCTTCAGCGACAGGACTCTTAGGAACATGAACAACTATTGGGAAATAGCTTGATACAAATTCCTCAATATGTCCCTTTTCGTATGCACTCTTGCCAATTTCATCTAGTAATTCACGAAGTTCATGAGCAGCGGCTTTTTGTGTATCGTTGAAGTTTTTATAAATAGAATTAGCATTTAATTTAACTTCAAGTTCTTTTCCTTTAATCCCAGTCTCAACCGTCGTCCATACTTCATCTCCCATTAAATGGGAAAGTTGTTTAAGTTTATCTGGGTCATTACCAAAGATTCTATTTAAAGATACGGATTGTTGTTCTGCTGCACCTTTTAACAAATTATCAGCAGACATTGCCGCACTATACATGCCCTTTGGATTTGTACTATATGATGGTTTACCAATTGCCCCTGAATTATTACCAATATTTGCAGCAACTTCTACTTCTGTATGCCAAGTACCATTAACTGCTTCCATAGTATGTTTTTTAGAAGCTTTTAATGCTTCTAAATCACTCCAGTGAGGATTCTCCAATGCCTCACGAGTATACATACCAACAGAATCAGCAGACTTAATAAATGTACTTGGTGACCAAAAAGCATCTTTAACACCAGTAAGAACAGATGCTGTACCACGACCTAAAGAATTAAGGAATTGGTTAAGTGGATTGGTATCAATGTCTGTTGGACTTTTACCTGCAAATCTTGCTGCTTCTTCATCATTCGCTTTTATTGCAGAAAAGAACTTGTCAAAAGTCCCAGATATTTCTTTATCAGTCCATGGTAGCCCAAAGCGAACAATGCCACGTTCTCCAGACTGAATCTTGCCAAGAAAGCTAGAAGCCTCTTTTACGTTATCATGAGGGTCAAGAACCTCTAAGGCGTTTCTAAAAGCTTTCCTTGTAAAGTTATCATTCACCAAAAGGTTAGCAAGATCTGGATCTCTCTCTTTTAACTTTATTAACTGTTCTTTAGTAAACTTTGTTTTACTTAATTTTTTAAAGCCATGAACAACCTTATTAGCAAGTTCAGGGCTTTGAGTGTTCATAAATTCTTCTATGAGTTCACGAAGAGCAGTTACCCCTTCTTTATGAACTTTTGGACCTAATACTTCTTGGGCTAAAAAATTTAGACCGCCATTTAATGTGCTAAGTTTCGCAGTAATATTGCTATCACTACTTCTAGCGATAAAACGAGTAGCACGACCAAGTTTAGTTAGTGCCCCGACTCCACTAATAAGGTTTAGCGGATCAACAATCATGTCTACGGCTAAACGAAGCCAATCATTTTCAATCCCCAAAAAAGTCCCTACTTGCATAAAGGGAGTAGGAACTCCACCTATATGAGTGAATAGACCTCTTTCTTTATCAAATACACCACGCTTAATATCTTTTGTGGCAATATCTAATTCTGTTCGCTTTATTTGCTCTTGAACACGAGCTTCATGAATTCTGTCGTTATCCTTACTAATAAGAATTCTAGCCGTATCATTATCTAAAATACCAAAATCCAACATTTTAGCTAGAAGAGGATCTCGATTAGCGACATCACTAATTGGTGGGTCTGGTAATTCTGGATAGTTAACTCCAATTTTAGGATTAGCTAAATCAGATGTTAACTGGCTTGCTGGGCCAATAGTTTTAATTGGAAAATCAAAAATTGACATTATTGATAACCAAATTATTTTTAGTTATGAACTTGCTCTCTTCTACGATCTGTACGAATAGAATTCTGGATAAACTCTTTACTCGTTAGATTATTAATCAAAGACAAATACGCCTCAGAATCCTCAACGGTATTAGTATTTTTATCCAATGGGACTAAATCATGACCGCGATATTCAAATCGCTTAACAGAGTTAAGGTATTTGTCAGGAGTCAAATTAAAATTAGTTGTAGCGTACAGATGATGCTTAAATATCATATACGCTAGTTTGTTATCTTTTTTACTATCAAAGACAGCGTGATGAGAGGTTTTAAATTTCTGAAATAGATCGTTAATAAGTGACCAACGACCGTCAGAAACTATTTCGTTAAAATCTACTTTAACCGTATCTTTACCATAACCCCATTTACTCGTTCCAATAACATATTTTTGTAGTTCATTATTTCTTCGTTTTGCATCATCAAAACTTGTAAACCAATTAGTTAATGACTTAGTAAAATAATTTGAAGTCGTTCGGTTTACACTTTCTTCTTCAATATATTTTCTATCATCCTCGCTAATAGTAGAGTCTCTCAGTGAATCTATAATCAGTTCTTCACGAGCTCTTCTGACAGCAGAAGTTTTAATCTCCTCAATCCCTTTTTCGAGTTCTAGTTGAAACTCTTGTTTTGATCGAAGAAGCCCAGATGCAATTTCACGATGTTGTGGGGTGATATCACCCTTAAGAAACGTCTCAATACGATCCATTTCCTTAGCATTGTAATTAACCATACGAAAAAGAGTATTTACAGGCTTACGTGAAGGATCACTATAATTTGAAGTAATAGGAATATCTCTAGGATCAAGCCCAGATTTTTCTAACTTAATATGATGTTCTTCAATCTCTTTAACAGAAAGATCTTCACCAATATCCCCAGGACTAGCTGTAATATCCTCAGGGCTAATAGCTGTCCAGTTACCCTCAGGATCTCTATGAATTTTCCTTAACCTATCACCAGGTCGTCGTGGTGATGATATGTTCTCTAAAATATTTAGGGCAATTGGATTTTTATCTGTAATCAAACTATCTTGTGGGTACCGAAGCTCAACAAGATCATCAGTATTTTTAGATATAAGAGCTTCGTGGTTTAACATGTCTCTTTTTGCATCTAGCGAGCTAACCAAGAATTTAGATTTAATTTCATTATAAAGTTTATTTCTTTCTTCAGGTGCAGCTTCTGGTACGTCGCTCCAGGCAATATCCATACCCATAGCGGTAGCTATCTTACGAATAAATGTTTCACTAGATGCGTCTGATGGCAGTTCACCTTCTTTAGGAAAAACCTCATCTATAATTTTTATAAATGAATCAGAAACTGATTCAGTTAATCCGAGTTCCTTTGCAGACGACGGGCCGTCATACATTTCCGAAAACATTTCCTGGTATGAACTAGACCCTGAATCTGACCAATATTGGGAGCTCTTTGGGTCATTTTTCTTATCGGCTACTTTTTTTTGCCACGGATTATCGGCTACTTTTTTTTGCCACGGTTGAGTATAACCTTCTCCCTCCGCTACCTGTCGACCAGACTCTGGTGGGTATTTACCAGTTACATCTTTGTAATTTGGTTTTGGATCTGGATGTGGTGAAGATTCAAATAGACCTTCTGGATCTGCTCGAAAGGCTCTATCACTTTCATGTTTATCTTCAAGAGCCTTTAGACCCCTATTATGAAGTTGTCTATGTAGATCAGGTGGTCCTTCACCACTCGCTTGAGGACTACTAGCACCACCAAGAGCAGCTATATTCATTAAAGTCGTAGTTCCGGGAAACCTGTAACCACCAGAACCACCAGAACCACCAATACCAGGGTCTTCTGGATTTACTCGAGAAGTGGTAGGGGGAGAAGTAGGGGGAGAAGTAGGGGGAGTCTTTGTACCATATATCTTATCTAGTACGTCTTCTGTATCTTTTGCTTTCTTAATCTTTCTTTGAAGAACTTGTCTATTAAGATCGTCAGTTAATATTTGATTCTCAAGAAACCTTCGTTTAAGAGCCCGATTAGCATTTGCAATACGAGCCGATACCAAGTGTTTCTGTGTTTCTAACGCAATTTTAACTGCGTTATTAGAAGCATTGATAGCAGACATCGTTTGAGCGCTATAATCACTAGCGTCAAATGAAAGTATTCCTTGTGGAGATACTGTTGTAGCCATTATTAATTACCTCTACCATCCAAAAATACTATTCAAAAAACCACCGCCAGATTGTTGTGTATTAGATCCTTGTCTAGGTGCAGCCATACCACCTCCTAGTGGGGCTACTGGTTGGTAGCCGCCACCACCACCACCAAGAATTCCTCCAATACCAAGAAGTGATCCTCCCGATGCAGCAAAACTTCGTTTAAATGTTTCACCAGCACCCTGCATCTTGCGAGCCTTATGTTGATCTTCCAACATCTTTGCAAAATGATGTTGGGACATATCACGAGCGTAATTTACATCTGAACGTTCAAGATTAAATGCAGGGAAAGCACCTGGGTTAACTTGCTGCAAATTAGACATACCAAAGTTCTGTTCAGAAAGACCTAGCTGAGAAAGACTTTGTCCAAGACCTACCAGAGCAGCTCGCCCAGTAAGTGTTCCCTCCATAGCAGCCATACCAGTCATAGCCATACCACGATTAGCTAGATTAGTAGAAAATTGTTCATTTACTGATTCTAGAAAAGATTTCGCTAAGTCACCTGAATAATCACCGCTGGCAATATCAATACCCTTTTCTATAAGATCTTCGCCCCTAGTAATATGATCTAAAGCATCTGAATTAAGTTGGGCGAATACTGCTTCTTCTCTATCTTGTGCTTCTCTGCCGTATGGGTCATCTGGTGTTGTAAATGGAGAAACACCAAAAAAATCATCTCCAATAAATCTCTCGTGAGATAGATTACCCTTCTTATCTATCCATTGTTTTCTTCTCGCGATTTCTCTTCTAGACTTTAGAAGGAAATCAGTAAGAGGAGGAGCAGTAAAAAGCTTTCCTTCAGCAGATAAATTATCCTCAAGCTCTTGTTGTATTTCTCTAAAATCGAGCAAAGAGATAGTCTCTCTACCTTCGACTTTTTGAGTATTACCGTCTGCATCTACATATTCATAACCATCAAAAATTAAATCAATATAGTGTTTTTTTGATAGCTCTTTTACAGTCGCATCCCAATGCTCTTTACCTATTCTCTCTTGATAGGGTCGAGGTTCACCATACGTGCCAGGTCTATATTGTGTGCCAGGGGATACTACTTCCCAGCCACGTTCAGCACCTTTGGAGATTGCTTTTTCTTTAAAATCGATCCTGGTTAAGTTGTCAAAATCTATGCCATTGGCAATAGAATTCCCCTGATACATTCCGTACTGAAGGCCAGTAGTGGTTTCATACTCCGGATGCCCCAGTTCACTTCTTCCAACACCACTCGGATTAACTGTAACAGAGGGATGCGATGTGCGTGTTCTGGCTGTTGGTGCTCTTCTTTCGTCGGGCATTTTTATTATCTTTCAATTCAATGATATGAAATCTTCTTAAATCACGGCTTACATCACGTCTTTTAAACGCGATCCTAATTGCTCCAGGGCATGTTTTGGCGGCTTGTTTAAATAGATTCCAAATAATACTATCTTTAAAATTATTAAAAGATGTATTCCTATTATTCTTATCTATATACACAGTCGAAATATAAATATATTTACCAAAAGGATCTGGAGAGATTGGTCCATCATGAATATCAACATCATACGGATCATTAATTTGAGAAAAAATCATTACAGAAGAAATGCTTTTTGAGCTATCTCTTGAAAAGACAATTTCAGCTCGTGGTACATGGTTAGTTATTAAATCTTTTACTTCTTTAGGGTCCATTACCTTCGAAAGAAATTCAAATATGTCGATAGAATCTCCAAGACTAATAAAAGATTTAATTTTCATTAACCGGCTGACTTTCTTACAAAGCCTCTAACTTGCATTGAAAAATTAATCAATTCTGGATTTGTTAATACGTCTGAATAAGTAAATCTAAATTGGAAAAATCTTCCTCTACCAAGATGGCGAACTGAAAACTTTACCCAATCAATATCTTTAGTACCACTAGTACAATCGAACTCTCCTACTTGAGTCCAATTAACACAAAAGTCAGATTTAGCTTCAACTTTTACAAGACCACTAGCGCTATCCTGTTTTTTATAAAAGATCTCAATCCAATCAATAATCTTATCTTCTATCTCGTTCTCAAAATTAAACGCTTTTGTCTGAATATCTAAATCTATAGTAGATCCATTATCAGAAGTAGCATCTTTGTCTAGTTCATAAATTTGGAACCTTGTACTTGTAGAGGTTCCATCATCTGTAGCAAAGTACAAATGAGTTGATCTTTTATTAAGATCTGTAATCCCCGGTGCTCCAGAAGTAGAAACAATATCAATCACATCAAGAGTATTTCCTGAAGAGTTCTTTAATACATGAGGACCAGACCAAATACGAAGAGATGTATTTAATGTATAAAGTTCCCAACCAGAATTTGTTTTTATAGAAAGCCAAAAAACATTTTTGTGATATGCCCCAACAGACTTAAAAAGTTCGTCTTGAGAAATATCATCTGTTCTATTTTTGATGCTAAGAGAAATACTTGGGCTACTTATCGGAGTTGATCTTTCCTGAATAAGCTGAGTAAGACTTCTAATATCTCCATGCTGGTCCATAAACAAAAGATCTTCACCAACATTAGTTATAGATTTATGGGAACCAACACCGATGCTGTTAGAAACCATAGTTATAACACTATCTAGAAGTGAACTGCCAGTGCCGATAGACATTAGCCAACAAGAAGACTCAAGACCTACAAAAACTGTATCTTCAGTAAATGCAGAAATGCCACGGATACCTTGGCCAGAACCAGTATTAAATGCAGCCCAATTCTGTTGCTGATCCCATTTTTCATTACCTGAAGCACCTGGGATACTAGATACAGCAGAAGAGAAAAAAAGAAACTCTCGATTATCACCACGAACACCACAACCCCATAATCTATCAACATGGTTAATTACATAACGGCAATTATCCATTGGGCCGTGAAAAGGATCATCACTTATTGTTCCATCTGTAACGTCAATACCAATATCACTACCTACTGGCGCAGACCCTTGATCTGGCAACGTAAATGAATACCAACTAGATTTAGGAATAGTATTATCATTTGGAAAAGTTACCCATAATTGTTCAGCGGCAGTATTTCCTGTACGCAGCCAGCAATAGCCTGCGCGATCTTCAATTGTATTTGTATCTGGCATAGCCAAAATGTTATCGCCAGTAGGCATTTCCCAAGAAATGCCGTCATAAAATGCAACTGAAGCCCTTGTTTGATAAGCAGCTGAACTATCAGTAGCTTTAAATATAAGAGCTATTTTTCTAGTGGTTCCTTCACCAACAACCGTAATACCAAGGATCTCATCTATACTGGTAAAATAATCTGGGAACACATTATCAAAATCAAGTGAAGCTACCTCTTTAATCCCAGGTCTACAAATAAGAGAACCACTTTCAACTGAAAATGCGTTTTTAGAATAAGTTAAAGAGTTGTTATTTATTTTGTTTGGTGGAGAAAAAGAATTTAAACCACCACTAAAATTATCAACTTGAAAAATCTGATCTTCCTTATCGGCTGGTAGAATTGCCATTAATAACCTCTAACAAATCTTCTGGAACGACGATCAGGTCGTGATTGAAAAGATGTTCTTTCGGAAGATTTTTGTCCTACAACAGCAGCGCCAATAAGATTACCAGAAAGACGCTCATGCTCACGAGCTTGACTATACTGCTCTTCATAACGTCGCATTGCGGCAATTGTAGATTCAACAATAGCTTCGCTGGCTGCTATAACAGGAACGTCATCATCCTTTTGAAGAGGTGATACACGCTTCTTGTAAATAACGTTTAGATTATCAGCGGAAGCTGGAGGATTCTGAAATTGAAGAACAAGATACTGAGAATCTTTACGTAACTCAGTTATATGAGCAAGTACATTAGTCCCTGTAGCGTTCTCTCTAATCTCGATATAACCGTTCAATGGCTGATTAACACTTAGTGAACGTATGGACCAACCTTCACGAAATGTAATAGCTCCAGTTACACCTGTTTGTGAATCATCACTATTCGTAATAATAGTTTCTCGGTCTTCAACTTCTGGATCAGATCGAAGACCAGATATTCTTACTTCAACAGAAGTGTCTGTTGTAAGTTCACCAACTATTTCAACCTTGTCATCTATTGACAAAGGTCTTTTAGTAGCCTGATATCCAAGATCAGAATAAGTCAAAACTTGGCTACCAGAAGAATCAACAATATTAATATTATCCTGAACCATATGCGTCAACTGCTTACGCTGAAGCGTATAGTTTGATGTCTTATCTGACAACTGAATGATTTCTTGAGCATCACCAGGTAGAGCCAGATAATTAGTATCAGCAACGAATGTCATCCCTTCATTAATAAAACCCATAAGCTCACGCCATGGGTGCATTCGTGCGATCTGATCGTAGTTCTGGTTAATCTTTGCTCGAATAATAGCAACTGAATCAGGAGAGGTGTCAGATATAAATGATCCAACCTCTTTAATCATCTCGCCAAGTGTCATACGGATCATGTGGCATTACCCATTTTTACAAGAAGATATACCTTGTCCAAATCTCTTACACGTTGAAGTGGGCTCTTCTTATGGGACTGAATAATTAAATTACGAAGAACAGTACCCGCAAGATCTACGGTGTTAACATTCTTCTTATCCACCATGTAAGAGACAATCGTCTCTACCTTGCCATTGTCAATGGGGAGATGAGACGATGGGAAATATTGTTCTCTTATCTTTGGAGAAATCTTTGCAATTAAAGTAGCACGATCTGATTTTGCTCTTTCGGAGGCATTGTAAGATTCCTCAAGCCTGTCTTCTTCCGCTTCGCTTTCATCTGCGAGAGTATCGATTTGTTCGAGGTACTCTTGTATTGGGTCTTTATATCTACCCGTGGGGTTGAATGGATTATCATTACTCATCCTTGCTAATCTTTCAGTTGTTCAGTCTTGTCTTCTATACAACCTGGAACAGTTGTTTGGTTGTATCTCCAATCTTTTATCCGCTCCCAAAAGATACGAGATACAACCTTGTCGTTTATCCACTCTTTACCAAAAAGCATCATCATTACATTGTTGATAGAGACTGGAATATCAGCGACTCGAAGCATACTCTTCTCACGAGTAAAACACTTCTCATTAGAGATTGAAGATCTAGTCTGGCTAATACCACGAACGAATGCATTAATAACCTTTTTAGGAGTATTCCTTACAAACGTCTTGATGAGATTATCAATTGTTTCCGCAATATTGCGTTCTATAACTAAAGTATCGGGTAAATAAATCCCGTTACTTGCCTTCTTAATCTTCAATGTTATCTCCTAAAAAAAGGACGGGGCCGAGGAGGAAACCCCGTCCTTTAAAATAACAACTAACGACGTTAGTTGTTTCCATCAATACCGGTGTATTCACACATAGCCATTTCGTCACCGAACTCAAGGGTTACCTCACATTCAATGCGCGCCCTATTATCGCCACCATGGCGAGGAAGGTTCTCAATGAATGGACGACGCAACCAAGCCTTCTTGAGGAATGAACGATCAAGAAGATATGCTTTTGCCGCATCATCGGAAGCATCCACAATATCCCTTGAGAGATGAAGCATTACGGTTTGGAGTGTACCTTCATACACACCAACAGTTGAAACAATCCTTCGTTCATTAACGTCAATGAACTTCGTTGCCCCACCTGCATTAAAACCATTAACCATCTCTCGGACAAGAGGACCAGAGAAGAAGTCTTGTGGACGACCACCCCTTGACCAACACAATTGGAAACCTTCCTTCAACTGAGCTTCCGTAAGAGAAAAACCAGCCCCACCAACGGCTACTGAATTAGTAGTAATAGCCTCATCAATACCCTTCAGTGTCCTCGCTGCGGTATCAGCTGCTGCCGTCTCCGTGCCAGAACTCTGCTCTCCCAGCCACAAGGCATATTCGATATTAATACCGAAATCTTCCAAGCGGAACTTAATCTGATCCTGCATCAACTGTGAAATACCATGAATACTAACAGCAGCAGCACTCTCAGTTACCCGAGGAAGCTGCCTGAAAATTTCACAGTAATTAGTCACCCGGCTAGGTAGAGCAAGATCTTCAAAATTAGTGTGAGAGAGCATGAAATCCTGCCCCTCAGGAACAGCAGCATTTGAACCTGCTTCCCCGAAGCGATCAGCACCACGATCTCTTTTCAACCACTCGTGCTGAACATTTGTCGCTGTTGTATCACCACTAATATTGTAAAGAGGTTTATCTTCAGGCCGAATCTGATAGATAACCTGCATGACGCCTTCTTTGATTGCGTCGCCAGTAAAAATATTGCTATATACCTGATGATGTACGTCGGCTGCTGCCATTATTCAATAAAACACATCAGAGTTATTAGTATTATCCGAAACCTAATTGACGAACAAAACTACTAATAGCTCCATCAGTGTCTCCCTTTTCTAGTAAATTGTTACGTTCAAAATTTATATCAGCGTGACCTTCTGAAAGACCTTCGGGCCTATCTTCTGGCGCTGGTACTCTTGGTCGAATAGGCGGATTAACACGTTCAATAGCTTCAACTCCAGGCTTATCTCTGGGAGAAATACCCAGTTCTTCGGCAGCAAGCTGCACAGATAGATATAGAAACTCAGGAATCTTTTCGATATCAAACTTGTTGTTATATCTTTTTTTAAAAGACTCGTACTGGATGCCTGCTTTATTACAGAGTTCAGTCTCTGGACTCAAAGCCTCTTCACCATAGTCTGAAGTAATACGGTTAAAGACTCCCTGCTTTACAGTATTAATCTGCATTTGTTCAGCGGAATTTGTTTCCACTTCATTTTTCATAGAACCCAATTTGCTATCTATCTGCCTCTGCATCAATCGCATCATTGCAGTATTAACAACACTTGGCTTCTCTTGGGACATTTCATTATTATTTACAATGTCCATTAACTCTTGGTCATTAAGACGTGACCAAGGATCAGACGATACTGTGTCTTGAGGCTTCTCATCAAATTTTTCTAGCAGCTTATCAATTTTCTGTTCAGTTGAATTGATACGATTATCAATATCACCAAACCTTTGATAGGCTGCATCTCGCTGCCTACGATATCTTTGAGCCTGGGTAGGCTTCCTGTGGTCTTCCTGATCCTGCGAACTCGTCGGTTCATTACCGGATTCGTTAGCAGATGCCGGAAATTCCTGATTCATAATAAATTATCCGTTTAATTTTTTGGAAGATATAGAGAGCTATTAATTACCACTAGAAGAAGGACTACTAATAATATTTGAGCCACGGCTTGGGAAAGACATAGAGATAGATCTTTTACCAGACATGTCTCCAACACTACGAACTTTGACTGAGCTAATGCCCATGCTAGACAAAGAAGAGGAAATAATTTTCCCGCCACCATGTCGAGTAGAACCTTGAGCCCCAGTCTTTACTGTAGGACTTGGAAGCAGTGGCTTACCCTTAAAAACACTCATGACAATCTCCTATTGACTGTTAATAACATTCATATTGTTACTTCTCTGTCTTTCAACAGAATGTTTATATCGACGTTTTTTTTCTTCTGAAGCTCTCTCTCCATCCTCTTTCAATTTCCAATTAAGATACTTACTATAAGAAAAATCTTCATGAGCAGTAGATAGCAATAAAGTTCCAAAACGAATACCACCAGCATAAAAATCACGAGCGCCAGACGAGTCTTTATTTAGAGATATCATTTTGGCAAACCAACTATCAATTTCAGATTCAAGAAATTGACAAAACGATTTACCCGAGGAAGATTTCCAAAAATCTTCTCTTACACCTGGCGAATCACTAAATTTTTCTACGTCTTCCATTATTGACCAATTGCTTGTTCTGTAGAATTTACAGTTCTCTCCATAGCATCCATCGCTTCAATTTCTCTTTGAGCCGATAGATCATGGGCTTCAGATAAACTTCTTCTCTCTTCAGCTTCTTGAGCCTGCTGCATTTCTTGTGCCATTTGGGCCTCACGCATTTGTATTTCTTCTGGCGTGTACTTCCTAATAAGAGCACGAGCATCCACGAAGTTATCACGTTCCAACCAGCGAGAAAGTGCTTCTCCAAGATCAATAGTATGCGTACCATTGAAAATGGTCCCCTGAGTTTGAAGCTCTAATTGTTTGGCTTGAAGTAATGTTTGATAACGATTAAATGCTTTATTTGCCTCAACCCTTGGATCACTATTAGCTACTTTGCCAGCAGGGATAATCGAATAGTTATTTCGTATTTCTATAGGACTATTTCGTGAAAATACTTCACCAGTAACTTTGTAATATGCCCCTTGAGCTTCAATACCAAGATCACCCCACTGATTCCAAAGATCCCAAATCTTATCAAATACTAAACGAAGACCATCGTGAAGTGTTCGAATACGCATATCTAATGCAAGATCTGCACCTTGACCAATAGCTGAAATTTCAGTCGCAGTTCTAGCTTCATGTATCCGACCTTGTGAAGCCAGCATATCAACAGAGGCACCAAGATAACGCTCGATCCATGTCGATAGCTGTAGCTCTTCACGATCATCTGGTAAAGTTTGATCTGGAATTACAATTGGTCTGAGATCGTCATGGTCATTGACGTTATAAAACTCACCAGGTATCCAGTTAATTTGATCTGGATCAAGAATAGATGAGATTCTTTTCGTAAACGCAGGGACCATCATCTCAATCTTGTTCAGCTTTGCTCGATGCCTTAGAGTTATTTCCCAATCAAGATCATCGATTTTCTCTGGGACGCCTCGTGAAGAATAATAACGATCGTCATTAACTTCAAAACGGAAACAATCAAACGGGTCTCCGCCATGAATATATGGTTCTTCTTTAATGCTTTTAAGCAATGATCCAGTACTTGGATGAATCATCGACCATACACGAGAATGACGACCGCCCTTTACATTCTTTTTCTTTGGAAGCCAAAAATGTGTTTCCCAAATCTCAATAAGATCATCAGTATTTGTAGATATAAGACCTTCTCGGCTATCTCTTTCTAGATCAAGAATTCTCAATTGAGAAAATGTAGAACTAGAATTACCGTATGGATCTTTATTCTTTTGATCTAGAACTTTGTTTACTGCTGTTTGAGACCACCCATTATTAGAAGCTCTATCAATAAATGTAGACTCTGTAAGAAATAAACGATGAGTCTTCCTTGTACAGTTTCTAAAATCATTTGTCCCAATAGGAATAATCAAATCTTCTGGAGCAACGGCAATAGTTCTGGGAGCATTATATTCGATTTCAAGAATCTCGATTTCAATAGCTGAATTACTAGTCTTTAATCCAGCCATAATATTATTTAACGTTTCAATGTCATCTGGCTCTTCTTTACTAAGACCGTAGTCTCTAGCTATTAAGGGTCTTAAAGCCTCAATAGTTTCATCTCCAATTCGCTTAACTATCTCTGGGTTATTATTTAGATTCCTTCTGCTTCTGGAGATAGTCTTAGAAAGATCTTTAATTATAGTGTTGTAACGACGAAGGATTTCTGCCTTGTAAATAACACGTTTAACTTTACGAGACCGAAAATCCCAAAACGTCTTTACTGGTGCAATCCCATATTGAAGAAGATAATCAAATGCTACAGATAATTGAGACTGAAGATCCTTCATTCCCTGTGTAATCAGCCAATTGAAGAAGTTTTCTCCCTGTCTAATATCGATATCATTTTCTTGGCGATGTGTTTGGAATATAGCTGGTTTGTCACCAGGAAAAGCTAGACGAAGAAATGCAGACTTCAATCGATCAATTGTCATGTCAATAGTTGGCATAACAATATCTGAAGCACCTGGCCATGGATAATTAGTTCCACGGTCTGTTCGACAATAACGACGAGAATAATAATGTTGTTGGCGTTGAAGCCAACGAGCTCGATCATTATCGTCCTGTTGAACATTGCCGATAATATTTTGAACTAGACCATTAAGGTCATTAGGTGAAAATCCCTTAATTCCATCTTGTTCAATCGGATGAATCTTTTTCATTTATTATTATCTGTACCGGCCATGTCTAGATTCAATTTAGAAGAAGAAAGTTCTTCTGAAACCGCAGAAAGATATTTATTCGCGGCTTCCGAGACCAACAGATCCTCTAAAGGTTTAATGCTCTGTAAAATTTGCCAACAACCCCAACTTTCACATAGACGACCAACTTTATGTCGACAACATTTATCAATAAATGAACGAGCAATAAATACTGCTTCATTAATTGAAGATACAGAGTTAGAAATAAATACCCTGGAATCTTCACTATCATGACAAACACTTTTAGTGCTGTTCTTAACTTCGTTAAGAATACTTAGTTCTTTCTTCAATTCTCTATTCTCTTCAGCAAGCTCATTTTTCTTCTTAAGAAGATCAGAATATGACGTCTTAGGCATGGGGCTCCTTAATCGTAGAAGTTAGAAAGATTGATTCCATGTGACTCCCAACCACGAGTATGCTTCGGTCTTTCTCGTTTATTATGAAACTTACCAGAGCTAATCGAGGATATATTTATATATCTAATTGGGTACATACATAGATATCTGACACAATCCATAAAGTCTTTATACTTCTCTTGTGGACGTTGATGTGGAGCCTTTATATCAGCAGAGCGACCCATATGCTCTTGCCATATATATTTCTGAAATCCCTTAATGGTATTAAAGCAATTAGCCTTAATAAAAAGAGACGGTCTGTTAAGAAACTCGATCGGTTTATCTTTGTTATAATCGAGACGTTGACGAACAGCAGTATGACCTGCTGTTAGATCATCAACTATCTTCGTTATAAAACCTCTTGCCGTTCGAATACTTAACTCATCAGAAACTGTTAAACCACCAGAACCAGTAGTCGGGGTTCTACCCGCATTCGGGTCCATAAGGTTCCACAGGCATTGGTCACTATTATTAATTATCTCTGCATACTGATCGTAAGTGTATGAAGAGTTTTTCATCTTCTGAAAATCGTCACCAGGGAACTCGTCATAAACGACAAGCTCATCCGTTGGTGTTATATATGCCCAGATCATTGCAAACGGTCTACGTTGATGTGGATCTATAACTAAAATTTTTGGGCATTCCCTAAGAACATCTTCTGATACAAGATCTTCTTTGATGACGTGAGCCTTGGGGTCAAAATCTTGATAGATTCTTCCAGTAAGATTTAATGGATTACCCCACTTACGCGCCTCAAGCTCGTCTGGATTACACTTATCCCAGAAATTCTCAAGGTCTTCGTCGGGTAGAAAACCACCCTTAGAAGCAAGATTCTCATAGGGTGATGCTACAAAAAGAACGTAGTTATCTTTATCACCACCCATATTCCCACAACGCTCCATGATATCTTCAACCATCCATGGTTCGCTTACAGGAGTAAGGGTAGCTGTAACTTTACCGCGAGTTCCACGTAGACCACGAGCTAAAGCAATATAGTGGTCCCTGGAACAGGGTTCGTCTATATGGACACGCTGAAGGTTTGGGGCCTCTAATGAAGAGACATCCTGTTTTGAAGTATAGATCCTAATAGGACGAATAGCGTTTGGAAGCCATATACTTCGAGGAGAACCGTCATGTGTTCTTTCTACACGAACGTCTTTTCGAGGCCATAGTTGGTATATGTTCTGCTCTAAGAACTTACGAGCATGATTCTCATAATCCGGCAGGATTAACGCAATCGGGTATGGAATCTCCGAATACGTCGGTCTGAGCTTCCCACTCCAAGGCTCGTATCCCAATGCTTCAGCCGAAAGATCAGCACCAGCTACGTGTGATTTCCCACAACCATTAGGACCACGTAACATTATAAGGTGATTTTTCTTTTCGTTTACAGCATCCAGATAAGACTGCTGTGTAGGTAAAAAGTTGAGATTAGAGATCTTATTAGACCTATCAAGATCAAACTCCTTAGCCTCTAATCTTTCAATTTCAGCCCGAACGTTCTCAATTTCATTATTAAGATCTATACGAGATAATTCCTTTTCCATAAAACAATTGTGGAACTGAATAGGTCTGTACTGCAAGATAATTAATAATGATCTATAACAAAACAACTTCTTTTCTCATTCTCTTTCCCTCTGGTTTAGGGGGGGGACTTGCACATCCCCCTCCTATTTAATAACTTATAAAATTATCATGAATCAAAATAACAACATTAAACAGTGGCGTCGTGAAGTTATAGCTGCCGCCTCTCCCCGTAGCCCGTCAGGGCAACGTCAAGTCCCACGGGCTGCTGTATTTCAATTAGTAAAGATTCTGGAATGGACTGGTAGAGCTGTAGATGAAAAACGGTGGTCTCAAGTTATTACTACAGCACTTGAGGATGCTACCGATGGAAATGACCGTAATCGTAATAGCGCCCGAAACTTCTTGGCCAAGATCCTACCGCTTAAACCCAATGATCTTGCCTGGGCAATGTCACCTGAACTTACGCTCGAAAAGGTAAAAACCCTTAAATCTGAACTTACAGAAGAGCTATCAAAGCTCGTAGAGCTCAAGAACAGGATAGACGTTGCTACTGACGATACGACTGACGCTACCTTTACAGCCAGTGACTAACCGGTAAGCTTCTCCAATAGCTCCTCGTTAAGGTTTATATAGGTTAACGGCCTGGGTGTGTCAGGGCTTACCTGGTACCAAACCTCGGCAAGATATCGTCCATACTTGCCCGTTTTGTAACTCTGGACTATTACATTAGAGCCTACCGGTAAACGATATTCTACAAAGGCTTTATACTTAAGACCCTCCTCGCGCTCCTTGCCACGAACCTCTGGTGTGTCTACCCGAAGTAGCCTAAGTCTTTGCCTTGTATATACATGAAATCCAAGATCAACGTCCACGTCTATGGTGTCGCCGTCAACTACACGACGGACCTTGGCGTTTCGCTTGTAGAGGTCGTTATGGTATTCAAGCTTGGGTGTCATTCTTAAGTCATTCTTAATAACAGATATTCGGAATATTAAAAAAGCTATCCAGGGAGTGAATTCCCAGATAGCCATAACTGATTTCCCTGTATTACGCCTAGTTTAGATCACTGGCAAATTACCCCGTATAAGCTGGATATAAAAACCAGAGGGTGGTGGAACCCCCTGGCAAGAGTGACGGGGGGGGTTAACAAAACCCCCTTTCGGGTAGATACACCCGAAATCTACAAAACTACTTAACTAACAAAACTAACAAAACTAACAAAACCTAATAGAGCTTCCTTAATCGGTCCAAACTCATCAGGGCCTACGACTCAGAGGCGGCCGACGAACCCTTTTCTTGGATTGGTTTAGCTCTTGGATTGTGCGTTTTCGCCGGGCGACTTTCCCGGCGTAATCAAAGGTAGGTTTCCCTTTGACATTGAGGCGGGGGATGGGTGGCGGTGTAAGAGCCTTTTTAATTTTAGACATCTTCTTCTTGGCCTTCTTCTTCTTAAGACCAACGCCAGAAACGTAATCCTTCCTGACCTTTTTGGTCTTCTTCTTAAGACCAAAGCCACCCTTTATTTTAGAATAGTCGGCCATGCCTTCAACATTTGCTTTTCCATAAGCTGAAGCCGATGTCTTTTTAGCTGCTGCCCTGATCTTCTTCTTCTGACGGGCAGGTGGCTTAGGAGGCTTTCGACCGGTTTTCTTTCGACGTGGGTTACCGGAAGGAGGGGAACTATGAACGCGCTCAGCAAATGCCGCAAACTCCTTATCATACGAATATATGCCCAGGGGATATGATTTTCGTGGTTTCGCACCCGGTGGTCGTTTCCGAATTTTTGGCATAACTATTTACCTCGTGATTTACCAATTTATCGCCCGGCCTGATTGACACCACCAAATAACCCATATTCCTGCGCCATTTTCTTAAATAAGCGCTGTTGTTGAGCCCGAGTAAGAGCCTTTCCAATTTTAGACATCTTCTTTTTGGCCCTCTTCTTTTTAAGACCAACGCTAGAAACGTAATCCTTCCTGACCTTTTTCGCCTTCTTCTTAGCGCCGGGACCGATTTTAGAAAGGTCGGTAAGACCTTTAACCTTTGCTGTTGTATAAGCTGATTCGAGAGCTGATGTCTTTTTAGCCGCTGCCCTGATCTTCTTATTCTGACGCTTAGGAGCCTTGGGTAGCCGCATACCGGTGTTATTTTTCTTGAGTTTCTTTCGACGTCCTGGCCGCGCCGGTTGTCCGTAAGTGGGATTAGGGATAGAAGATTGTGATCCTGGCATAACTATTTACCTCGTGATTTACCTTTGATACGCTGATTATTGACCTTTTGACTGGTCTTCGCTGCGTGCCGTTTGGCCGCTGCTCGACCCTTCTTACTGTATGAAAAATTACGACCACCGACCTTAGGCATTAACCGCCTCCTCCCTCCTACTCATTATCATAAGATACGGGGCCATTATGGTCCATTTCTCCGGACATAATCTCATCATATGTGTAAACACGAATGTCTAGATCGGGGGAACCATAATGACGCTCAATAAAAGCGGTAAGCGTGTGACTGAATAATTCAGCAATCTTAGATGTTTCTCCCACTGATTCACTAGAAACGACTGACGGCAAATTATGAATAATATCGGTAAACTTCCTAGAAATATTGACTAACTCTCGGCACTCACGAGCATGTTGCTCGTCGCGTAGTTGATCGTCCATGGGCGTAAAAGACTCCTTCTAAAAAAAATAGCCGGGCAACAATCGGAAATTAGGGTGCAACCAACAAAGTCACGTAGTAAACGAGTGCTCTGTCCAGAATTTAAAGGCTCTCCTTAAATTCTAAAACTAATACCTGCCCGGCTACTACTACAATTCTATTCCAAAATCTTGACCCTATGAAAATAAAAAAAAATTCCGGAGGTGGGGATCTTTCTTATGTCAACGGAAAACCCCCTCCCCCGCTTCGCTCCTCCGGGGGTTTCGTTATCTTTACTGCCCCCCGCACAAAAGCAGGCGGATAAGACTGCAACCTGTGTAATGGGCTATAGTTATAGAAATACGGCTATGATTTTACGGGGGTACCGGCTATTTTCGACGGTCCCACGATAGACGAGAGCGCAAACCTCGAGGAATCGTCACGCCAGATACGGGACGACGGAGCGCTCTCGGTCACCAGCTCTCGGTCACGCGATAGAAGTATCACTCTGTCCGGCGCCCGCTCCCCGCGTCAACAATTCCCGCGTCGCCAGAACGCCCGACTGTATTACAGCTTGCCCGTATTCTTCGTCGTATCGGTGCGCCGTCGTTGCCCCTGGGTGGCCCAGGGCATGCTATAACACGAGAGCGTCGTTTCTTTTTCTTCTGCGTATATAGCATTTAATGCCGGTCCGGCCTTTCGTCGACCCGAACATTACCGGAACATCGAATTCTCGGAAAAAGTGTTGACCCCGGAACCGTTTTTCGGTATCCTCCCGTATCAGCCGATCGGTTTTAGTATCTCCGATCGGATTTCGCTATACGATCTTTGACAATTTGATTCCTGCTATCGTCGTACGAGGGACCTCGGTAAACCGACGAACGAAGCTGTAAAGGCTATAAGCAGGCTTGGTAAGGTTCAGACGGTTGACGTCAACCAAACCATGAAAGGACCAGATAAAGAGAATTTATCATCCTGTGCTCTGGTACATAAAATAAAGGTAGGGATCATGTTATCCAATACATTTAACACCAGCAAAGAGCACACGGCATTCGCGCACAAAACGACAGACAACATTAATCATTTGTTTTGCTTTCGCGCTTCGGGTGAAGCTCTGGCGCTCAATGATGATGCCCTCGTGACCTTGTGCCGAAGGGTTTTCGGCGCGATAACCACAAGGGACCATCATTGGGATAACTTTTACACATCGCTTCTTTCCGACGCTGAGGTGGAAGTTAACGCGACAAATGATTGGATGTCGCTTGTCGGGCTGCTTAAAGCACTTGACACCACAAGATATGAAGACGTCGTAGAACTGCTTGACGGCTCGATTGGTGATGCCATCGAAAATCACTATAGTGTAGGTGCCCGTCAACTCGTATCACAAATACAGATAGGAGAAGGTTATATTAGGCATCTGCTGATTTCCGTACAACTTGAGCGAAACGCCGAAACAAAAGAAAGAGTAGAAAAACAAACTACGGTTGCTAAAAGAAAATCGTCGGATAAAAGCGGAATTACGCCGGTATCGATAACCGGTATCGTTACAGGTGGTGAGATTACAATTAATGATGCGTCGGACACTTACTTGACGATTGAAAGTCTCATAGAAATATTCCTAAGCGCATGTGAGCGTAAGAGTCTTAGGGGTTCGGTTAAAGCCGACAAGGTAGCAACCGACACGATGAGAGGAGTAGTTCAAGCTCTAGTGGGAGCCAATGGTCAAGACTCCTCCGCAACGATATCGACGATTAGACTATTGAGAGCACAAAATCCTTCACTCGACTGGGACTCGGTCCTCACAGATGAAGAGCTCTCCGAAGCAACCAAGCCAGAGGAGAGCGATTCAACAGTAGTTTCCGGCTGACACGTTACACCGTATCAACAGTATCAGAGCACAAGATGATGGATTCTCTTTATCTACGAACAACACAAACGATAAGGATTTACGGTGTATACAGATAAAGACTACAAAACAAAAAAACAGCTTAAAGAGGACTTTAAGAGCGGAATTAAGATTCGTGTACATCAACCGAATGCAGACGTAACAGGGTTTCCTTTTCGTCCTTCAAATTGCTCCACTACAATCGAGGGACCACATTATCCGAAGCCTCACAAGTGGTACGCAAGCGTTTCGGTAGACTCAGACGGCTATATCGAAAAAATTAAAGGATAAAGGATAAAAGAAGTGTCTAAAAAAGATGGAGAAGGTCTTGTTGATATTGTTGTTGGTTT